TGTAGCTGGTTGCCACGCTCTACGTGCAGAGTTTCTACTAAATCTGTTATCAGATTGATTAAATACGAATGCTGCGGACAAGCCGCGCGATCCTTCTTTGACTTCTGCCAATTCCATTTGGACAAAGCCACCTTCAATCTTTCTGAATCTTGTAAGTAAAGTTTGACCTAGCTTTAGAGTGTTAAGGTCTCCACTGTGCAATAAATTTGCCATGATAAAATGTTTAATAATGATTAGTAATAATAGATAATTGTTCCTTCGTGGTCTATAAATGTCTTCAGTGTTTCTTCACTTGATTCATCTAGTTCACGAATGTCTTTGTGAGGACTTGTACATTCCTCAAAGAAGTGCAAGGCATCTATCTTATCCTCGAACTGTCTTTCAAATTTGTTTGTGTGGTAGACTGCATCTACCCAATGCTCGTCACTGCTGTTAGCAGTGTAAGTAACAAGGTACTTCATAGTAGTTAATGTATTAAATGATTAGTAAATGTGGTTAGCTTGGGTGTCTTTACAGCGCACCCATTCTGTTTATTAGCATTCTTCAAACTGGTCTTTAGATGTTAGTAATGGGAATTTGTTTTTGTATGCTTCCCATTTCTCTAATGCTTGTTCTTTAGTATCAGTATCTTCAATACCGCACCAGTCACAACCATAACCATTCCAATCATAGTCTGCATACTCAACATCATACAATTCGCATAGTTCTTCGTATTCAAATCTATAGCCTCTTTCATAATCTGTAAGAAAGAAGGAATCTTCTTCGCCTTCACGATCAACTTCAATCCAATCTTCACCGTCAAATTCTTGTGTAATCTCAGATAATACATGATGTTGAGCATTAACTTCAATGTCTTCGTCTTCTTTAGTTGTAAAGGTAAAGCCTCCTTTTGTCATAATTTCATGAAGATAAAAGGCTCTTGTATCTCCTTCTTTTGGGGTATTTGTTTCCATATTAATATTAGTTTTAAATGTTAGTAATGTATAATTGCGAAATCTAGGTACAGTCTCTGCACTAGAACAAGCTTAAATATAAAAGAGAGTACAGAGTCCAGTTGTCTATCTCTGTAGTTTTGATTAGTAGTTTGAACTATCCTGGTGACTAGTGCACTAGCCAACTCTCTCTATATTATATCTCGTCCAACCTTTAGCATAAAGCTTATTCAGTTGGTGAAGGATCATCCACCGAGATTATTGCGGCAGTTGCAGTAATAGTATTATAGGTGCAAAGGTTATAAGTAGTATAACTATTGCAGCTAGTAGTTTCCAATACCATTCTTTTATGTAGTCATCTTCATAGACAAGAAGATGGAAGACAAAGCTTAGTCCTATTAAGAATAGTATGCCGTATAATTCTAAGATACTATTCATTGTCTAAGTAGTATTTGTAATCAAAGTTATCCATCTTAGTCTGATACATTCTAGCTCTTTTGATTGAGACTACAGCTAGTAGTACAAATAATGCAGTAACCCAGCCATATAATACTAAAGAAGTAGTAATTGCTGCGAGTGCAAACGCACCCATTCCAAGTATTGAAAGGAATGCAAATAGTTGGTAGCAGAAGTTAAGTCTGCTGTAGTGTAAATAAGGCATAATGTTATATAATGTAATAGGAATAAACCTATTGGTTAGTAAAATGTGGTGAAATGTGGTGAATGCGACCTACTAACCACGCTCGTAACCTAGTCCTAGTCTTTGCAATAGAACAAATAAGATAAAGCGTAACGCAGTCGTCAACCAAAAAAGTAAAAAGAAAGAGGCCGAAGCCTCTATTCTTTACAATGCTTGGAACTCTGTTTCACTATACTGATTAACAGTAGCAATTACTTGCTGTATTCCGTCACGAGTACCTATCACATAGTTGAATGCGAAGATGTCGTTCTCTCCTTGAGAGTTCTTACCTACTGGGAATGTCGCAATAGAGTTATCCTCTTTAGCTGCAACAACGAAGTCACCGTTAGGGCCGTTAACTACTTTGGCTTGTACGAAGCCGTTCTCTTTAAGATAAGTGCTTAGCTTATTCATATCACAATTGTTATTAAGTTATGCGCTGTATCTTCGTTGATACTATACGCGAGAGTTAGTGAATGTCTGTGCAATAGAACATACATTGAATTTATGTATATTTTGTGCGGGGGACATTCAAACTCCGAAAGATAGGTGGGGTCTTTGCAATAGTTGGTCCACGCACTCAAAAATTTTCCAAATAAAAATTTTTTTTTTGGGAATTTTTTTTCTAGCTTTGCATCTATGATTAATCAAAGTACATGTGAGAAGCCAGATTGCGATTGTTGTAAAGGTGCAGAAACCTGCCCTAATGACAAATGTAAGTGTGCTAATATAGGTTTTGACTCTTGGATAGAAGATATGGAAGAGAAAGAACAACCTACTTGCGATATAGATAACCCAGAAGGCTGCGAAAACTGCGGTTCATAAATAGTAACATAAATAAAAGTATTAAAAGACAAAGGATAAAATTATTATGGCAAAGAAAAAAGAAACAAAGAAGGTTGATGTAGAACAACCAAAACAAAACACTACAGTCGAACTAAATAACCCAATGCGTTATGAAAAACCAGGAAAGGATAAGGTTGACCCAAATTTGGAAATAAAAGATGGGTATTATTATTTAGCTGGAAACAGAGAGCCTTTGGCTTATGTTTTAAAATCAAGCGGATTGTTTTGGTTTGATGAAGAAAAAGGCTGCGAAAAATGCGGCAGTTAGAGACACGCATATTGCGTATCACCCCAGAGGGCCAAAAGGTAGTTATGGGGTCAGAAGTTGGATTGTAGATCCTAAATAAGGATTAGAGTTTTCTCCAATAGTCTCGGAAAGGGCGGATATAGCCTCTAGGTTGGGCACATGTCACATAAGTAGGTGTGGTGAATTAACACTAGTTTTAGTGTCCATGGGTCTCCGGTAGCGCCGGAAGCACTACTAGATAGGTAAAATTCCAACTGAAATTGGTGTCCTAAAGGGGGAACCTGTATCTAGACCACAGATAAAGTATACACAACAATCATAATTATGATGTAGAGTAATTTACTCATGTCAGTCTTTGTGGTAGTATTCATACGGCAAATAAATATCTTTTTTTACTGTAAGATATTAAGCTAATGTTAAATAATTAGAATTTTCTTGGATTTGTAAATTATTTTATTATAACTTTGTAATATTAACCAAATTATAGAAATAATGGCAAAGGAATTTACATTTCAACCCTTCGGAGCGTGGATAATTGTACCACGTCCAGACTCAAAAACTACAGAGTCAGGAATTATCTTAGATGATACAACAGCAAAAGCATTACAAACAAACATAGTAGAAGTATTGGCGGTAGGCCCTCAAGTTACCCAATGTAAAAAGGGTGATATGATTATGGTAGATCCTAACACGGAGGCTATGCTTATTCATATTAATGATGTGCAGTATTTATTTGTTAGTGAATTCCAAGTATTAGGTAAATTCTAATGAAAATCCCTGGGACAGTTACGATAAATCTAGAAGATTACTTAGAGTTAGTAGAGCATACTAAGAAAGTCTCTAATTTAAAAGCTAATACTTCTAGAGCTGCGAAAGAGATGTCTGTATTTTTGTCATTCTTGTGTAGCAGGGAAGACATAGCTTTATATATAGAGGAATTTAACAGACAGTCCACTACATCTAAGATAGTAGTAGAAGGTTCAAGGGCAACTATAGAATTTACAGATGATAAGAACGAAATTTCAGACAAATAGTTGGGAAGAGCTATTTATGCTATATGACGAATTTGAAACAAAGTTAGATATGTGGACAGAAGATAATATAAATTGTACATACGACATAGAAGTATTTATAGGAGACCACGAGTATACAATAATAGTAACAGTAAAAGATGAAGGCACTGAAGAAGCAGAATAAGCGTAGAATATATATAGATAACAAACCTATGAAAGTAGAGTATGCTGTATATGAACTACTAGAAAACCAAAAATTAAAGATAGAGCAGTATGAAGCTATCCTTGCTGCATACTTACAAGAAAAAGAACAAGCGAATGGAACAGAAGATAACGATTAACGTAAACTCTACGTACAAATTCTTACAAGTTTGGAACGGTATTTTTAACCTAACTACTATGGAGCTAAAGGTTTTAGCATCCTTAGTGGATTCAGCTACTGTTTTAGGAGAGGCTAATATATGTAGCCCTAGTTCTAAAAAAGCAGCTGCTAGAGCCCTAGGTATTAAGGATTATAATACTTTAAATAACTACGTTAAGAAGTTTAAAGATAAAAAAGCAATTATTAAGGAAGGTAAGAACTACTTACTTAATAAACTTTTAAATTTAGATACAAAGAGTGTAAAAATTAATATAAACTGGTATGAGTGATAAGAAGCTACCTAGCATATGGGAGATGACCAAGAGTTTTAGTAAGGACCTTGCTAAGTATGTGTCTGAAGGCGCCCCTAATGTATCACATCAAGATTATGTAGAAAGGCTATCTGATTGTAATAGCTGTGAGCATATAATTAGGGATAAGATGAGATGTGGTAAATGTGGGTGTTTGATAGAGCATAAAGCAAAGTGGAAAACTACTACATGTCCAATAAATAAATGGAAACCTCAAGATGGCAAAATCCAAAAAGGAGATAATACAGATACTAGCAACAAAGCATAATTTACCTTTAGAAAAAGTAGAAGCTATAGTTACAACTCAGTTTAAATATGTTGCAAAGGTAATGGGAGATGGGAGTTTTGATGCAGTAAGGCTACCATACTTTGGGAAGTTTTCTTCAAAACCATCTAGAAGAAATAATATAAATAAAAATGGAGTTACTCGAAATAGTAGATAATGTAGCAGTCCCTTCACCTTACACACTTACTATTTTAGAGTTTAAGGAGTTGGACACAAAGGAGCTTGCATATGTTTATTTTATGCATGATCATAGATCCCCTTATGCAGTGTATGATATATCGCAAAGGCATGATGAGGTTGTACTTGGGATACATGGTAAAGTAAAGTGGAAGCCTAGTAGTAAAGTTCTTGCGGCTTGTGATAAGTATAAGGAGCTAAAAGAGAGTTCTGCAGTTAAGTTACTTAAGTCTGCTAGGGCTTCTGTAGTAAAGCTGGAAAAGTATTTTGAGTCAGTAGATCTTACACTTATGGATGATAATGGGAGACCAATATTTCACGCAAAAGACTTAGTTGCTAATCTTTCTAAGATGGGAGATGTGATAGATGGGCTATCAAAACTAGAGGAACAAGTAAAAAAACAAGAACAAATTAACACAAATACACGCGGAGGAGTTGTAGTTAACAAATATAGTTCGTAAATTAGGCACCATGGACTTTTTACAAGATTTAGAAGATTATAATAGTGCAATGAATAATGCGTATAACCTTGTGACTAAAAAAATAACTCTCGATGATATATTTGAAGCAGCAGAAAGTGATGGAGAACTTGTAAATTTTTACTTACCTTTTGATCCTTTAGATAGTGATGGAAGAGATGAGGGAACTTTAGATTTACTTATAGAGCATTTTACAGAAACAGAAGAATACGAGAAATGTCAGGAATTACTGAACATAAAGAACAAGTTTTTAAAGATACAAAAGGATTAGCTCCAGCAGCTGATTCGTATATAAGAAACGGTTACTATACAAATGCACTACCTGGTACAAAACCCTATTATGAGTACTGGGATGAAGAAAGAAATAGATGTTTATATGGTTATACTCATAATGGAGTAACTATTACAGGTAATCACTATTTCTATCTAAACTATTGTCCTATTGACAGGTCTGTTGATGAGGAACTTCCTGATGGTACAGTCATAGCTCGAAGAGAGCGTACATTCCCAGCATTTTACGATGGAGATTGGAAATACTTTACTGCAATAGATACATGCAGGAAAACAAACAAGCATATGACAGTGTTAAAGGCACGTCGTAAGGGATATTCTTATAAAGCAGCAGCAATGCTAGCTAGGAACTATTTTCATTTGCGTAATAGTAAGAATTATGTATTTGCAGGACAGAAAGAATACTTGATTGGGGATGGTCTACTATCTAAAGCTTGGGATATTCTATCATTTGTAGATGATAATACTGCATGGACACAGCCTAGACTTAGAGATAGGGAAATGCACAAACAATCTGGGTACAAGAAGAACGTAAATGGGGCACTTGTAGAGATGGGTATGAAGTCACAGATTATTGGGGTATCTCTTAAAGATGATCCAGATAAAGTAAGGGGTAAGGCAGGTGAACTTATATTTTTTGAAGAGGCAGGATCTTTTCCAGGACTCCTAAAAGCATGGGAAGTTGCTATGCCAACAATGCGTCAAGGTAGTAAAACACTCGGTACTATGGTAGCATTTGGTACAGGTGGTACACAAGGAGCAGATTTTGCAGGTATGGAAGAGATATTTTACAATCCTGAATCATATGACTGCTTAGCTTTTAATAATATATGGGATGATGGTGCAATGGGTACACAATGCGGTCATTTTGTTCCTATCTATGAGAATCTAGAAGGATTTATAGATGCAGATGGTAATTCTTCTATAGAGGAAGCTAAAGAGTTTGAAGAAACTAATAGGACTAAGAAAAAAGGTACTAATGACCCAAAAGCTTATGATCAATATATAGCTGAGCACCCAATGTGTCCTGCAGAAGCTACATTGCAAGTAGCTGGTAACTTATTTGATATAGGATCTTTGCAAGAACATTACAATAAAGTTAAAGCTAATAAGCTACACACTATAGGTACAGCAGGTAGTTTGTATTATGGGGGAGATAATCAAATAAAATTTAAACCTGATGGGGATCTTAGACCAATTTTAAGGTATCCACACCGTAAAGAAGATAATTTAGAAGGGG